GTACCTGCGTACTGAGGTATATTAAGTGTCACACCATTGAATGTTGAAGCCCCACTTGTACCCGTCGTAGTAAGTGTAATTGGTGCTTGGTATGTACCGAAGTCTGATACTTGTGATTTAGTTATTGAAAGATTAGGGAGTGACGTAATACTGGTGTGGGTGGTAGTAGAGTAGTAGAGGGACTGGTTGAGAGGGGTATAGCCGAGAGCGGTGGTTACATCTCCACTGGTAATACCTGTAAGGTATGTGTTTGTGTCTATTGAAAGCGTGCCATCTGAACCAGATGTTTTTACGAAACCATTACTTGTAAGGTTGGAGAGTTTAGGAATATATGATGCACCTGTGACGGTTAAACCTGTGGTAGAGGCATATTGTAACCATGAACGTGAAATGTTTGGGTCAAACCAAAACTTTCCTGTTGTAGTTGACTGTGAGCCAATGTTTATAATGTCGGTGTTATTGTTCGGATAGTTTATGAGACGTCCTGCGACGTTTGAGGTAGTGGTTGACCATGTGCCACCACCTGAACCGCCTCCTGATGATCCGCATGTACCTAATGTATATGTAAATGGTGCATTATTAGAAACAATAAGACATTTGTTAACATCACCTGCTGTCGCTGATCCTATACCAGTTCCACCCTGCACAGGCATATATACACCAGCAGCATGTGCTGTCATGGCTATAAATGCTATTAAAATGATTAAAATTATTTTTTTCATGTTAATTCAATTTAGCAAATTCACCATAATAAATTAAAGCCATAGTATTATATGCAATCATAGCCTGTTTTTTCGTAATAAAATGACCAAGATGAATATATTTATTATTATAGGTTAAATAAGCCCTCCATCTTTTTCTATCACTTCTCCAACTTACACCCTTAAATCCAGATGTATTATGTAATGGTTTTTTAATATTCCTTGCATTTTCACTTCGGCTACAGATTCGAAGATTTTCTCTACGATTATCTAATTTATCATTATTAATATGATCTACTTCTTGATTATCTGGACAATTCATTATAAATCTGTGCATATTAATAATTAATGTTTTATTTCCACGTCTCTGACCTCTAACAGCATAACCAGTATTATTGAAACACCATTTATATTTGGATATTAAATCAAAATCAATATCATCGATAATACAATATTTATTTTGTGTTAAAGGAATTTTTTTCATATTATCCATTCATGTATCTAATTATGTGTGGCAAACCCGATAATGAAATATCTGGAGCAACAGTATAAGTTACAGTATTTGTCTTGTAATTTATTGTATAATCTGTCATCGGGTTTTGTGCTATATAATTTAAATAAATTCTTTCTGAATATTGAGCAGAAGGTAACCCCGAAAAAGTAAATACTGTATTATTTCCATCTATAGTGCCAATCAAATTTATTTGAGACCAACTCCCTTGCCCTCCTCTTACACCTGTTCCAACACCAGATGCCTTTGATGCAATACTGCGTAATTCTTGCTCCAAACCTTTGATCTTACTTTTATCAATAAGTTTTTTAGAGTCATTAATCTTATCAACAATCACATCTGGTTTGTCAGTCATAGCAACTTCTTTTACCTCATTAGTTACCTTTGTGATTTCAGTAACAATTGGCTGTTCCTTGATTACTTCTATCTTTTCAATAACCTTTTCAATAATTGGAACTTTAATAGTTTTGGCTATATCCTTTTTATCTTGTTCTGTTAGAACATAATCAGAACCATCTACTCCAGCATCTCCTTTCTGAACATTCGATATGGTATCTTTTACGTCTGCTATAAGAGCATCAATATCAGAACATATCTGTTTATACTCATTTTGAAAATTAGATACATTTGAATTAAACTCTGTTTCAATTTTATCCTTCAATGCTGATGCATCTCTTAATGAGTTATTCAATTCTTCAACCTTTTTAACCAATTCATCTACAATAATCACAGGCGAAGGAACAGCACCTTGTTGTTTGATCCTCTCTTGATTCTGTTTTATTTTTTGTAGAGATAGTTGCATATTATTGACTTTGACCTAGACCGCCACTAAATCCACCCAAACCAAGACCTGCAATGGCACTGCCTCCTGCAATATATAAACCTCTTCTAATCATTGGATGCTCTTGTAAGAACTGAACTACCTTACTGTTTCCTATAGTTCCAGATAATTGACCATTTGCTAATCTTTTCGCTGCTTGATAAATATTTGATTCTTCCATTCGAATTGCTTTCCATGGATTATTTGGTGGTAATTGTTCTGCAATAAAATCACGAGCAGTAGTATGTATATCACGTATTGCTTGTATTCTTGCTTTATCAACTTCTGCTAATTCACCTGTTGCTTCTCTTTCCCATGCACCAAACTTATCCATTTCATTATCAAATTTTGTAAGGGCATCATCTACTTTAGTAAGAGTTACTTCTGGTGAATCACCTAATTTTTTCTTAAATACATCAATTGCAGAATCATAAGCACCTTTTGCTGCAGCATCACGTGAAAATGGAATAGTATTTTCTTTTGAAGCAACATCTAATTTATCAAATAAACCTATGTTTGGATCTACTATTTTATTATTATCTGCTAAAAATCCTTTCTGCTCTCCATGTAATTGTGATGCTTTTTGTTCAAATGAATTAAATTTTTGTTTTACTGACATACCTGGTTTCAAAGTGCCATCTTGATACATTTTTTGGATAGTATCAAGAACTGGTTTATCAGCTTCTGTAGGAGTTAATTTTGCACCTTTAAATAATCCTTGTTCTGTTACATTTCCAGATTCAGCATAAGCACGTTTAGTACCAGCAGTTTGTTTTGGTTGTATATCTTGCCATGCTAATTCTGTTGCTTTCTCTGGATTCATTTGACCAGGTGCTTTTGATAACTCAGTTGCTTTATCAAATTTTGCCTTTGATGAAAACTTTTCTGGTAATTTAGATAAACCATAGGCAGCACCTGCTGTTCCCGCTCCAATTCCAGCACCAATAACTGCTCCAGTTGCACCCTCTTTTAATACATCAGTGGCTGATTTATTCTCTGTCATAGCAGTTCCAATACTTCCTGCTCCACCATAAATACCACCGACAGTTGCTCCAGTTTTTAATGCTTGTCCTAATCCTGTTTTAACTGCACTAACACCAGTTTCTAATCCACCACCAGAAGTCGCTGCAAGTATAGTACCAATGGCATTACCAATAACTTCTTCATTTGTATCATTGAGTGCGGGATATAATTCAGCAAGACTAGTTCCTTGTGTAGTTTTATAATTTCTTAATAAATTATCAATATGTGATGTATCTCTCCCTTCCGCTTGCTGTTGCTGTTTAATAGTTTGAAATGTTTTTATATTATTTAAATCACTATCTGAAAGTGCTTTATTCTGTTGTTCTAAATCTTTTGTACCTACATTACCTCCAATAGCAGCCGCAGTTTCTTTACCCAGATTTACAACTGGTCTTATCATTGACCCCACAACTCCTCCTACAACTGGTTTACCACCAATATTTCCAACATTACTTGAATTTTTATCTACAACTGGTACAGCAACTTTTGGTCTACCTGCCCATGATAAATCAACACCTTCTTGTTGTGCTTGAGTATCAAACGCACCACTCTGAATATGTTCATACGCTTTTTTTGCGTAATCAGTATTTGGATTTGCTTTTGAGTATTCAATTATTTCTTTTAAAGATGCCATAATTATTTTGCATTAGACCAAACACTCGGTGAATAATTTGTACTAGTTCCTGTTGGTAATGGACTATTCAAAAAATCATCAGGTGTCGAACCACCTAAATTAGATTTTTGTCCACCACTTTCCGCTAATCCTTTTATATTCTGATAACCTTCTCCTAATGAAGTTGAATATGCATCATCTACTTTACCTTGCATATAATTTTTCAAACCTTGAATAACAGCGTAATTCAAATTCAAATTTTTATCTGCTGTTGGAACAACGGTTGCATAATCTGCAGATTCAGCAGCACCGAAAGCAGCACCAGTCATATCTTGACGATATTGCTGGAATGCTGCTGTAAGTTCTGTTGCTAATGCTTTAAATTTAGGATCAGTTGCTAATTGACCAAGACGTGTAGCAATCTTATCAGTCTTTCCTTTAAAATAACCCATATCTCCTCCTGCTGCTTCAAAATCTTGCAAAGCTTTAGCCATCCTATCTGCTGCTTTTACTTGTTTTTCTGCTTTAGTTACTTCTACTTTATCAACAGAAGCCATTCCTTTTTTGGCTTGATTCTGAACTCTAATAAGTAATCCTTTATAATCGCCTACTGTTGCTAGATTTGCTAATTCCTTTTGTGTTCTTGCTACACCAGCATTTGTACCTTCAAGACTAGCAGCATTCTCAATAGTTGATTGAAATGGAACATTACCACTAGCAAATGCCTGTCCTGTTTCAGAAGTTCCTGTACCAGTTTTAACTGACTGTGCTTGATTTAATTGCTTGATAAAAGTGAACATTTGCTGGTCTTTTGGAAGTGCTAAAATATTTGTAGGTAAATTACCCATCTCTTTAAGAGCATAAAATGTCTTAACATCACCAGACAAATTATCTAATGAGCTGGAACCTGTATCTCCTACAATACCTCTAGCAGAAACATAATCATGATTTTTTAACGTAGTTTGTAAATCTGCCAACTGTTCTGGAGTTAAACCTGATGCTTTACTCATCAAAGTTCTAATATCATCATTAATCGCATTATTCCTTGTTTCTTCCTGTTGTCGTATTTGGTTATTCTGTTCTATTAATTTATTATTCAAATTTGTTGCTGCGGTAACCTTCTCTTGACGTATTTTTTCTATCTTATCTAATTCCACACTAGCAATCTTCCAATTCATATCTTGCTGTGCTTGCTTTGCTTTAAGAATTGCTTCATTCTCTTTTTGATCAAGTTCAGAAAGTTTTTGCAAACCATAAGACATAGCAGATGCCGTCATACCTTCCGCAGTACCAGCAGCATATCGTGCAGTACCACCCATGATAGCAGCAGTATCAACACCTTTTTTATATCTATCATTTATATCTTTTTGTTGAATTTTAAGATTTTCATACTGTGTTTTTATATTTGAAATAATACTAGAAGTCAAAGCATCTGAATCTGCTTGTAACTTATTCAATATTTCTCGACTTCGAGTATCTAATGAATCAGTACCTCCTGTAGTAGATACCCCAACTGGGGTTGAATCATAGTTATAATATTTCAACCCATCTATACCTGTGTAAGTTCCATTATTCTCACGGACTAATTGCAAATCTGCAGCCTGACCTGTTGGGAGTGTTACCTGACCTGTCTCTGGATTTGTTATCGAACCTTTTTGAGAAAGATTATTTAATTTATCCTTCTGTTGTGGTACATATGTATTTTGAACATTTGAACTAGAAAGAGTAGTCGGAGTGACTGGTTGTGTGGTTGGTTTTTGAGTACCATATATCTGGTCATTTGCCTGTTGTGTAATAGCACCCATAGTCCCTGTGGATTTTCTTTCACCATTAAACCACAATTCAGCATTACCACCTGTTGTTGGTTTTACTTGGTATAATGGGTCTATTTGTGTCATTGTGTCGGTTGATATGGACATATATTTTAATAAAATACTGTTACTCTAGCTTGACCTGCTCCACCAGCACCTGAAGTACAAGTGTTTGAACAAGCACCTCCACCACCTCCAGGTTGAACCCCAGATTGTGCGGTACCACCATTAGAAGAATTTCCACCATTTCCACCATAAGTTGATTTACCTCCACCACCAAGACTTGCATTTACCACTCCGCCTCCCCCAGCACCACCAAAAGTTGAGTCTCCTCCAGCATATCCAGCCGTACTTCCACTACTTTCTCCACCACCTCCTCCTGAATATAGACCACTTTGTCCAGCCCCAGCACTAACACCAGCACCATATAAACCATTTATATTTACATATTTAAAACCACCATTACCGCCAATACCGTCAACACCACCATAACTATTTCCACCACCACCACCAGTAGATGTAGCATAACCTCCAAAAGTAGTATTTGTTCCATTATTACCACTACCCGAAGAAACTGCCGCACCCCCTGTACCGACAGTGATTGTTACTGTAGATGATAATTGTGAAGCATCAAACCAATACTCAGAGTATTCACCCCCGCCACCACCTGTCGCATGTTGTAAATTACCCCTTGCTCCACTACCCCCAGCACCCCATAACTGTACAAAAACTTTCTTTGCATTTGTTGGTTTAGTCCACGTATGAGTTGTGGTTGTTGCGAGATATGTTGTAGATGTTGCAGATAATGGAAATGAATTTCCATTTAATGTAATTGTAGAAGTCGCATTAACATTTCCTACATTGAGAGTGTATATTGTAGAACTTGCAATAGTTGATTGACCTGCAATATTTACATTTCCACCAAAATTATAAATATCAGACGATGTTGTCGCTATAAAATTAGGAGACAATTTACCATCATTTCGTGTAATAGGAATAAATAATCCAGTAGTATACGGACTTGAAGTAGCATATTTCGCCTGCAAAACTATTGAACCACCAGAACTTCCTATTGCAGTAGATGAAGCCATCTGGATTTGTGTAGCAAGTTGAGAAACACCTAAAATTGCTTCTGTCGCATTTGGCTGTCCCCCTGGATTTATACCAAGTGGTGTTTGAGCAAATGTCCAAAGTCCTGTGATAGTTTCATCATTTGCTTTTGCAGAATATTGATTATACAACTGTGGTGCATTCGATAGAATAAAAATAGACTGACCAGAATGTGATTGAGCGAGTGTACTTGATGCTGTGTATGGATATGAAAAACCAAGACCACGACTAACACCTGTGAGTGTTGCTGTACCATCAGCATTCTGAGTAATACCTGTAAATGATATAAGTTCTTTATATGTAGTCTGAGGATCCAATGTTCCATACATAATGGAACTATTGAGATACGACATAGTATACTTAATCCCTGATGTAGGTTCTTTAAAAGAAGAGAGGGTGATACTTGTGTTACTTGTCCCGACCGATGATTGAAGTCTGTATGTACCCCCTGCGGTTGGAGACAAACTACCAAAAGATGGTTCAGTTTTTTTAGATAAACTGCTCTCTTTATAGAAAGCAACACCACTCGCTACAAGGAGTGCTATCCCAATAAATGCAACTGCCACTAAATCTATAAATCCTTTCTTGTAGTTTTTCATATTTTTATAAATTATACCATATAATAAGACTATTTAGTAATTTCTACTGCCTGAGCAAATGCCAATGTTTCAGTAACACCTATACATATTATTTCCCATCGGGCATCTGCATTCGAACTATAAATCATTAGAGCATATTCAAAACAGTCTACCTGTTCAACACCAACAATAACTTTGAATTTCGGTAACATCGCCTGTTCATCAGCCAATAATCCGTCACCAAGAGGGACATCTCCTAATGAATAATCACCTAATGATGGGGGGCGAACCCCTGTAAAAAACACAGGAAATGGAGAATCTGGTGTATTTAATATTGGACTTTGTAATCCTTCATATCCTTGATAATCATAATAAATTCCACCATATAATTCAGATCCTACTGATGCATACCCCTCAACATATAATTTATCGAAATTAATTTTCCCTTGTCGTCTTTCACCATTCATATAAGACAACAAAAGGACACATGTATATGGTGTTTGACCGTCAGGATTGTCATCATGCCACTGATCAGTTTCCCATAATGTATACATTTGTGGATTAGAGTTAGAAAAGCCAACTGTTTGACCATTGAATGAATCAATTCGTGATATACCCCAAACAAATGGTGGTTGCCACAATCGTTCTGAAATAATATTTCCAACATTATCTAGTGCTGTGCGTTCTTGATAGATATATGCTGTACCTGAATTTGGTGCAATTATGTATACAATATCTCCCCGTCTATCAGATATAACTTTTAATTGTCCTGTGGAAAAATCTACTTTTGCGAGTTCATCTTGAACTGGCTGAGATAAAAGAGCAGATTTGTCTTTGAAAAGATTTCTATATGTCCCATAGCCACGAAGTTGATTTGCTTGATCAAGATAAATAATGTTATCAGACAAAGTATCTATAAATTCATGTCCTTGAGCAGCAATAAGATTACCTAAATCTATCTTATCTATAATAGTCTGTTCTGATAATGAAGAACCAATAGTTATTTGATTAAAGGACACTATATATAAATATGATGTCCCAGAAAAAATATGTGCTTTGCCTTGTCGCACTGTAATACCTTTGCCAACATCGTCCATTGTTATCACATCACCTTCGCCAGTTGCTCGTGGAGTAGATTTTGTATAACTCGTATAATCAGTATTTTTAGATATATAAACCTGTCGTGAACTGTATGAACCAACATATAGTTGATTATTGATTATTTTTATAAAATCGTTATTAAAACCACTTGCTGGTGTAGTTGCAGTAGTTATTACGGTTGATAACACCACACTCCCGTTTGCTTCACCAGTTGGGTCTGCTGTAACACCAGTAAGAGTTGCAGATGTTATACCTGTATATGTATATGTATTTCCATTGATTAATACTGATCCTGACGTTGGAAATCCCAACAATAAAGCATCGGATGTCAAAACAATAGTATTAACAGTTGTACTTGAAATAAGACCAATACCTCCCTCCCATATGTACAAATTTGATGTCCCGTTAACACCAATTAATTTATCTTTTTTAGATGATGAATCCCACCAAGAATCAAATACCCACCGAGTAGCCGATGTTGATAGTAAGTCATACCATACATTACTACCAGTCACATCTGATAATACAGATAATTTTGCATTAGACACACGAACTGGCAGAGAACGTCCTAATGATGTGTTCCAAACTTTTTCACTATCAACTTTTGCTAGTGTAGCATCTATAGCATCATACTGTTTCCTCCCTGGACGATTGGCAATATTACCAGAAATCTTACGATACACATTGTATGATCCTTTAACCAAAATACCCTTCACTGCATTAGTGGGGTCAATAGATGAATTATATCCTTTGAATTCAGAAACCAGTTTGAATTCAAAGAAATCTGATCCTTCTGTTTTTCTTTTCATAATTATTCATACCAATTACCTGTTGTTGATAGTGTCTGGGTTGGGTTTTTTGTCCGATATAAATCATATAGTCCAACATTTGTTGTACCTCGTTGACCGTGTAACTTATTCATAATACCTTCTACTACACCATCTGCTAACCCACCTCCTTGTTGTTCAGCAATAGTTAAGGCAACTTCCTGTTCGAAAATAACATATGCTGGTTCATTTATTAAAATAACATCACTATTATTGTTGATAATTGATGACGGATTAGAACCAGATGTTTGAAAAACTGCAGATGTTTCATAAATCATCGTCTGTGGTGATGGAAGAGATACCCACATACCACCAATTCTAAAATTAGTAAGTGTAGCAGTATGAACAATGCTTACCTCAGTAAATACTATATTGCTAGGTGTTGGTGTACCAACGGTAGTTGCTAATGATAAATCTAAAGCAACAATAGTCCATTCACCAGATTTCCAACTTCCTAACATACCTGCTGTGTTACTGACAGTATAATAATTTGATGAATCAGTACCAATTTTAATTGATAATGATGTCAAATTTGTCTCTGATGGTGTCATTATTGCCAAAAACACTACTCCAACACCCACATAAGAAGTTAAGTCAATTCTATTAATTGTTTTAGTTAATACACCAGTCGATGCACCAGTAAGTAACATTCGGAGAGATGATGGGGTTGTATAATAAATGTTTTCATCTTTAGTTAGACCTGACGCAGAACCACTCAAAGACCACCCTGTTGTATCTGTCATAGGGTCTATTTCTATTCGTGGAATAGGTTTAATTGATTTCATCCGTACCACATCAACGCCTTTTCTTGATTCAAATGAAACCTGTATACCATTAAAAACATAGTTTTTCGATAAATCAAAATCTATAATGTATTTTTTATATACAAAATCCTCTGGATTTCTTTGATTACCTTGTGGTTGTATATCAATTAAATATGAACCGAATATATCTGTCGGTGCGAGATAATCAGTTACACCATCATATATCGATAGGTTATACCGTGCAGTTGCCTGTTGAATACTTAACTTAGAACACACTTGCCGAACTGTTCTTTCTACAGCCACATTAAAGTTCTTCACTTTATCCATATTCAATCCCTGTAAAATTCCTGAGACTGAATCTCTTAATTGGGCAACTGTATAAGACATGATATTAATAGTTACATGATGTGACTAAAACTGTCGTTGATCCTAGATTAGTTAAACCCGTAACCCCACCTGTGTAAGGAAAATCCGTATTAATACCAAAATCAATATAATTATCTGCTGATGTTGTTGTTGCAGGAGTTAATTGCAAACCACTTGTAAGTGTAGCCGGTGCACTTGAATTAAAAGAAATAGAGACAGTATTTGTTGCATTAATTGGTTGCTGAATTCTTGCCCATGCTCGTCTACTACTTGTAGCCAAAATTGTACTTGATTGCTGATTCCCAACTGTTGCTACTGCAATAGTTGTTACAGTACATGGTTGTGATGAGATATTACCAATACCTGCGAATGAACGTTTTGATAAAACATAGTATGAGCCAGATGTAATCAATAACGCTACTATAAATGGGATAATATATTTATTCATAATTTTATTAAATTTATAATGTTCGGCACTTATACCTGCCCACCATTTAGATGGGCAGAGTAAGTACCGATTATAGACCTGGTACTGAAGAAACTGGATGTATCAAATAGTATTGAGTTGATGAACCAAAACCATTTGTAGCTGATGGAACTGCTGCTGTACCAGTAAGATTCAATAGTCTTACAGTTACAGAATTAGTAGTTGCCACTGTACCAATAACTTGCCATTGTGCAGCAATTTTAGTTGTAGTTGTTGAAAGCGATACCATAACAATATCACCAGCAACTGCACCTGTGACTGCACATGTACCAGTACCTGTTGATGTAGCCGCAATAGATGAATCTGACACTAGACTGCAAGTACCAGAGATAATAGGTCCAATTCTTGAACCATTTGAACCCCCAATCTTTATAGCCTTTGCATCAAGTTCATCATAATTAGTCACACCTCCAAATGACTGGATAACAGATTTACCTGTTGGAGTAAAAACTCCAATAACTGCAATAATTGCTACCACAATCATTGCAATCCATACATTTTTTAGTGATGTCATGAATGTTGTGATTATAGTAATAATTAAACAGTTCCGTTTGAACCTACTAGACCAGAATATTCGATAGTATCAACTTCTTCTCGTGCTCGTAGTTTGTACTTATACATATCGTTCAAATCTGTTCGCCAATCTACCAATTCTGAGAAGAATGCTTCTCGTTCAAATCGAACAACTCCGTGGTTTGCTGCACCAACAAAGTACATTGTACTTGCGTTTGTAGCACCTGAGTTATCGATGAATTGATTCCAAACAACTTTTGCACCTGGATACATTTCTGAGAAGTAGTTCAAATCGTTGTTACCTGAACCTGCTCGAAGAACTGATTTAGCAGTGATAACTGCATCGTGATGAAGTGAAGAACCACAGAGAATGAACTCTGGTTCATAACCAACACGAACACCAGCTTGATTAAGTTGACCTCGGAGAGATACAACTGCAGTGTTCAAGTTTGCATCACCCATAGTACCTGTTTCCAAGTTATCTACAGTATCGCCATTGGCGTTTACGTGTGTATTTGAAAACAATGCTGCTGAATCACCAATTGTTGTTGACAATGTTGTACCAAAACCATATGCATAATATGCAAATGCGTTCTGATCTCGTGAAGCAACCCATGACAATGTTTCCTGTCGAATTGCCTTTGCTACTGCTTCATGTTGCTGGTCCTGCATGAATGAACGAGAAATCGTAACATCCTTGTTGAATTCTGCAATGATTGTAGTCTTTGGAGAAAATGCATTTTTAGCAACATTTTTCTTTGAACTCACATCTTGTGCAACACCAGTAATAGTTTTCTTAAAGTAACCACCTGAACCCATAACTGTTGACACCCATGCGGCTCGATCTACTCCTTGCTGTGTAAACACAACAGGGTCTGTAGCATACGCCTTACCATTTGATGCCTGAGGAATGAGGGAACCATCTCGGATCTCATCTAGGGCTGTTTTTACGAGCTCTAGGTTTGGACTTGTTGAATAAGTTAAACCATTCATAAATTATTAATTGATTAACTATTAAGATGTGACCGCAATTGCTCGATCGAGAACTGAACCCTTAGGTGAGTATACGAAGAGTATCTCAGATGTTGTTGGAATTCCTCCGACAATTACTACACAGTTTGTAAGTGCGTCTGCTGCGGCTGTATCGACTGTCCAGTCCGTTGATGTCAAGTCAAAAATAACACGCTTACCCATAAGCACGTTAATTTCTGACTGAGTATCTGCTGCTGCTGCTGATTTTGCGAAACCACGATAAACCAACCCTGGAGCTGGATACCATAGGTTTACAATACCTGCTACTGATGCTGTTTCTGTTGAAGCGTCTTTTGCAAGACCTGCAAATGTTCCAGAACCAGCTAATGTGTTACCAGTGACGTTTCCATCACCATCTGCCATGATTTTGACTGTACCTGTAGCAGTTGCTGCATCGATGTCCACTCTTTTTGCCGGTGTTCCACGGTCAATAGAAGCAGCTGTACCAGATGCAACTCCCCAAGTATACTCAAAAGTCATTCCACCATGTCGTTCAATTGAAAATACTTTTCCCATTTTGTGAATGATTATTTTGTTAATAATCCTTCACTAGATAGATTTTTATTGTGCTTTCATTTCCGCTTTTTTACGAGCTTCAAGAATTTTTTCCTTCGACATATTGTATGGAGGTTTCATAAATATTGACTCCTGTTCTGTCGGGGTGAATTCTTCTTCCTTAGTAGGGTCTGATGAACCACCAGAAGCAACAACTTTTGGAGAAGTGGCTCTCGCCATTTCTTCAAGAATTTGTTTATTCTTAGCAGCACTGACCGCACCAAGAGCATCTTTAAAATCCTGTGTAGGATTTCCAGATGGCACAATACGAGTTTTAAGATAAGTTTTTACTTGTTCCTTTGTGTCGGCATCTGCAAGTGATTCTGCCATTTGTAGAGCATTTTGTGTTTGCTCTTTGGCTTTCTCTTGCTTATACCAATCTGGAACTTCGCTATTACCATTAGGTTTCTTACCTATGATTTCAGAAGGGTCTACACCCATTTCCTGCAATCTTTCGGCTTGTTTCTTAATTGTAAAAATAGCCTTATCCTTCTCAGTTCTAGTTTGTGAAGGTTCTGAGGTCTTTCCCTCGTCAGATGCAGGAGTTACATCATTTTTCTCCTCGTTTTCATTTTCCATAAATCTCTATAAGTTAGAGTTACTATTAATCTCTCTTGGGTCGGGTGAGAGTTACCCAAAATTTTCATCTCGTTGAGCTAGAATTTTAAGATGATTTTCAAGGTTTTGATGGTACCAAATTGCAGCCCGATTAAACAACAATGCTTGTGGTGTTTCAGCCTTGTGAATACCATTAGCAATTGCTGTGAAAGCGACCTGGGCTTTGATTAAATCAAGTGCTTTGTTATCAAGAGCCGCTCTTGCATGCTCTCGCAACTGTTTCATCTTTTCTAAATCAATGATCTGACCATTTACTATTAAATTACCTTCTTCATTTGTATAAATTATATCATTCAATGGTAAATTCTCCAAATTACCCATTATATTTCTTGATAATGTGTTCATTTGTTCTAAAGAAAGATTTCTCTTTCCAAGAATTTCCACTAAAAATATATATAATTTATTTAACATGAATTACTTTCGTGAAAAACGTGACTTTGGTTTCTCTTCTTTTTTCTCTTCTTCTATTGCTTCTGCTTTCTCAACTTGCTCATCATCTGTAAGAACATACCCACCATATTTGATGTAAAGTTCTTTAACTGCTTCCTCTTCTACTGGAAGTCCTTTTGCTTTTAATTCTTTCTCTGCTCGTAATGCTTTTGCGGGGTTTGATACCCAAAGATATTCTGTTACTGACATTGTGTTTTTTATTAATTATTAATTATTTAAATCCTTTTACCGAAGTCTTTTGAGACTTTGGTGACTTACCTGTTGCAATTGTTTTATGCAACGGTAGAGTCTTTGCTTCTTTTGTTACTGGTTTTGATTTTTCTGCCATATATTTTACATTAAATTATTAAGATGACTCATATCGACCTTAGGAGGACTTGCTTGTCCCGGTTGACTTACCTGTGGGTTAACAGGTTGTCCTCCTCCCATCACCGCACCCATTAATTGATTCACATTTCCTTTCATACGGAACCTATCAGGATCCCCATCAACATTTGGTTCAATCACAAACTCATCGACCACCTCCTTCATATCCACATAAGGGGATACAACGGGATTAGCGAACATTTGAAATGCCACCATCTTCTTCTGACGTTTATTACCAAGTGCAGTATCTGTAACCTCAACGGGATCCATATAGAACGAATATACAGTTCTTGCAAATCTGTAAGGATTTACTTCATAAATATTCTGATCTGGTCCTGCTTTGTCATAAAGTTTGAATTCATATTCTTTAATCTGCTCTGGTGTCATTTTCTTACCCATAAATGCATCTGTAAATATAATCTTATTTGTCATTTCCTTACCTTTTTCCTTACCTCTAGCAAGAATTGTTTTATACTTCATTCCAAGTGCTTCTGGTATAGTTGCATCTATTTCACCCATAGTTACATGCTGAATAATACAATCCATCGTCAAATAACCTATTTGAGTGACTAAATCAGCTATCATAGTACCAAACACCCCAAGAAAGATTCTTGCTTGATTCTGGGCTTGTATAGACTGTGTAGCGGTCACATTAGGACTAGTCACACCTGACATAATCTTGTCTTGGGTTGATTCTGACATATCCTGCTCCTGTTTAGTTAAAGCGTTCATCGCACCAACAAGGTTAGGACCCATCTGAAATGGTGTAACAGTACCTCCTTGTGGTATACCTACTGTTGCTCCTGGAGCGATAACAGTTGAATCTACTTTAGATAAACCAGAAATAAACATCGGCTTGATAACATCCAAAAATGTACCATCTACAAGCAATTGATGCATTTTGTTCTGTGTAGCATCATCCCAATACTCTTTGAACGCAGCGGACTTGAAGTACGCAAAACGTCCTGTTGGATCAATTGGTTCAAATCCTGACTTTGCAAATGGATAGATAGGAATTGATTTCCATTCCTCACCAACCTGTGACATCCTGCGATGTTTGAACGGATTAGTATTTATAGGGTCTGTATAATTACCCATAAACACACCACCAACGAATGTGACTTCCAAATCTTCATCACGATAATACGCAGTAATCACCTGAACATAATTCCTATCAGCCTCTGTCCATTCAACATCAAACAAAGTTAAATGTTCCTGACCAGATAGGAAAATACGCGTCTTACCTGCTTCTACATAATCAAACTGATCCTTACCGTTTACAAAATATCTGCCAGCATAAATCTTTCGTGCTTGGTCCCATGAAATACGATTAACCCTAATAACATATGGCTGATGTTGTATATTACCTGTATAAAAATCTGCAAGGAGAATCTGATCAATTGGAATGATGTTCATTGCAAGACCAGAAAGGAATGTATCCACTGCATCAGTAATCTTTACCTTACCTCCTCCTAACTGTTCCTTAATTTTTTGAAATGCCATAACATAATCTATCTCCACAAACACAGCAGGATTTACAAGAGCAGAAAGAACTATGTATAGGAATTTAGTCTGATAGTCTGCTTTACGTAAATGCTCCTCAATAAGTATTCTCATTACTCGTGCTGTCATTTTATCGCTCTCATTCTCATCATTCTGTGCATTGACCATAGGAAATAACATCCCGGAAAGCATATGTGCCAATATACCAATAAGTTTATTTCTAGCCGTATTTTTTCGCCCTTTCCAACGCCACCTCTTCTGTGCCGGAACATACTGGGCACCTACATATGCAGAAAATGTTTCTTGGTCCATTTTAGACCTTTGAAGCAGGGAATACCCATCAAACTCATCAAATGGACGATGCTGTAATCGCCACGCAAGGGCATAATCATTTTGAACACGTGAAAACAATTTCACGACATCATCATTCGGTTGCCAATTTGATTTAGAAAGTTTTTTATAACCTTCCAAAATATTTCCTTTGTCGTCTACAATTGAGTTTCCTATCACGTTAATTTTTAATTATAGAATAATTTTATATAATTATAACATAAAATAAACATCAATCATAATCTGGTATATAAACACTGAGACCTCCACCATTCTGATTCTTTACCATTGAGACAATACCGTAGCGGAGGGCATCCATCGTGTGGTCAAAACCCCCTTCCGGTATATTCATAATCTTCCCATCCTTATCCGTCCTCCAAAGATAGTTACGATACTCCTTGATAAGATTTGTTGACCTTGAAGTCATCGATATTCTTTGTTGTTGTACAATCTGAATACCATTAGTGACACTATCCTTACCTTTCTCCGCAGGGAGAACCGTTAAACCAAGAGTTATAAGTTCTGCAATACTCTTTGGCTCTGCTGAATCGGCTATGGTAAGTATATTCTGATTGGTATGGTTCAGAATATAATCCGCTATTTGCTTGTTTGATAACTCCTTCTTAAAGGCAAGCTCATCCACGATATACCCTCCATTGTAGTAGTAGATAGCCAGAATAGCCGTCGGGTCATTGGAATACCCAAAATCAATGGCATAACGCTCTAAACGTGCTTCATGAGGAATCTCTGGAATAATAGCCCAATCCTTATAAATCTTCCCTTCCACCTCTCCTAACTGCCCCAAACCATACACCTGCCACCAACCCTTACGATTTTTACGCTGTTCGATAGATTCAATAATGTTAGGGTCGAGGGAACCGTTGTCGAGGTAGGTAAGAGTTAGTTCATCCCAATCTGTTCTCGTAGGTTTTACATCGGTATACCACCAAAACTCATTAGTCGGATTCCAGTCGAGAATTATAAACTCCTTAGTACGCACCTCTAATTGTTCAAATGCATCAAATGGAACGTTGTTAGCCTCGTTAATGAATAAGCGGTCACGGCGGGCACCTCGGAGTTTGTCACCATTATCGGAGGAGAAGAACTCAATCTTGGAACCAGTCTCGAACGTATAAATATAATCCGTCTTATTCCAATTCTTTTCCTTGTAGTAGTTATGCTGTTGCATAATGTTTAGGAAATCGCGGATAGCACCTCTTTTAAGGTGTGGGATACTCTCTGAGACGATAGAAGTAAGGGTTGGAGCAGTGAGAGGATCCTTTTGAGCCATAGCAATAAGAATAAGGAGGATAGCAATTGTCTTACCAGCTGAGGTACCACCAGGAACACCATGAATACGCTTCGGTGGTATTTCAGTAATACCATCCTCTGCTAGAGTGGGTTTAAGGAGTTTTATAATCTTTTTAGTTGCTGTAGTTTTAGCGAACATTGGCAATATTATACCATTGTTTTACAATAATTCCAAAATTCATCAAGAGACATTAATGTAAAGTCTTCATCTATCTTTATTATGTTTTGAATATTGTTATTTAAATTAAGGAAGATAACTTTATCAAACTTCTTATCCAAATAATCTCTCAAATTTTTAGGATATTTTCTCATTTTTGCATTAACACAACCAACTAAGTTATGAATATTAGAAGGATAGAATATATCTACAAGAAAAATCTTTTTACCATAAATCTTAAAATCAGTTCGATTGCGTCTATCATCAAATATAGAAGATTCTTGATGAATATCTCTCTCATCAAACATAGTTAGAAGTATTTTATAAATCTTATTATTCCACTCCATGGCTCTTTGATTAATATTTAAAGCGGTTATAGCCCTTTTAGAACCAGTTCTATGATCATTATAAAGGTTTAATGACTTTCTAAAGTTTCTCATGCCACCATAACGTCTCTCAATAGTCTTTCTGTCTGGTAATTTATTATCTGCACAGAAATCAAGAGAAGATGGCTCTCTTTTATGCTTGTTTATAAAATCCTTAACCAAATTAATAATTTCTTCATCTGTATAAAAACGTTGATATTGTTTCATATAATCTATTGTCGCATAAAATACTTTTTAAGACAAGTAGAGATATGTGGATAAGATATGTAATACTTTTTAGAACTTGTCAAGAGATTGGTAGAGGGAAGATAGTGGTAAATGCCAACATATTTTTTATTTTACCCATACCCCTTTTTTTCCTTGCCCCGCACCCCCCCCTATCATATTTTTATTATATGGCTATAAATAACGTTATAACAATGTCGCATTAAGTATCTGCACACAATAACTGTTGTGGAGTGTTATATAAAAAATAATATGGCTCAACATAGCCATATTATTGTTCTGTATACTCAACATCAACCGCCTTTTTCTCTTTTCCTATCATTCTAGCATTCTCTGTGTCCTCGTCTAACTCAATTATCGGCTTTGGTATAGATATTTCCAAACGGTCTGTAACACGCTTTTTTAGTTTGTTGTATTCCTGTATTGCTTTTAATGACACATTAAAATCCTTATTCTGTTTGATAAGAAAATTATGTTTTTTATCAACCGCCATATCATTGAATCCATCTATCTCAATATATTCATTTATTCTAGCCGTTATTTCATGCTTTTCTAACAATTGCCTACTACCACTTTTAGCAGTATCAATACTTTTGCACTTATACGCCTCCATATATGCCTTTGTTGCATTACCTAAACAATTAGGATCAGTTGCATAAATTTTACAAAATAAATCTTGCTTGATATTCAAGGTTTTTTGTGGTGTTATTTGTTGTTTTCTTATAGCCGGTGAGAACATTAAACATATTATAACATAAAGTATCAAAAAGTGTTAACTATACCCTTTGACAAAAAAGAAAAAAGTGTTAAAAC